GGGAGGGCGCATGAGCGCCCTCTCTTCCATCGCACTGGGAATCGCGCTGCTGCTGGTCTGCGCCACCCTCATTGCCGCCGCGCTCTGGACCATCGGCGAAGTCATCGACCGATGGAACACTAAGCGCGAAAGGGCGCATCAAGAATTCGTCGCGCAGTGCGCCGCAACGGCAGCGCTGCACAAGGCTCAGCGGGAGCTTTCCGAATGAGCATTGAAATCGTGCAGTGGGAGGGTGGCGTCTTTCTGGTGGTTATCCGCGAAGCTGGCGAGCAGCAGCGGCGCGTGTTCGTGCCATCCGTGGTAGATGGACTGGACTTCTGCAAGCGCTATCTCCGGGGCGATGCATGAGCGAACTGCGCTACTGCATTCAGCGCCTCGATGATGGCGTGTGGGTCCACAAATCGAACTACGGCTCAGACCTCGATACCTGCATGCAGAACGCACGCTGGTTTCAGGCCATGGGTCGTGGTCGTGTTCAATACCGCGTCGTCGCTCAGCTGGGCGATGCGGTTTCGGTGTTGCTGCAATGACGTTCGCGGTCGCCACCAGTCAAGCGAGCGCAGCGAGCGCTGGGCTTGTCCATACTGGAACAACTCAGATGAGAGGGTTCCGCTTCAAGAAAACTATCTCGGATGCCGAACAGCGGGGGAAACGCCTCCGCCGCATGAAACAGAACGTCATTACCTCGGCACGCTTGAACGTCGAGGAAGCCCAGCAAGGCGGATTCCGTGGCCGCTGGGCGATGCTCACGCTGACCTACCGCGAGGACGTGCGGTGGATAGCGAACCAAGTAGCCGCGCTGCTCGATTGCCTGCGCAAGTATTGCGCCCGCTGCGGCTTCAAAGCCCGTTACGTGTGGGTGCTGGAACTGACGAAGCGGGGCAGGCCGCATTACCACGTGTTGGTGTGGCTCCCGAAAGGTCGCAGCCTGCCCAAGCCCGACAAGCAAGGCTGGTGGAAGCACGGCCTGACCCGCATCGAGTGGGCACGCAACGCCATTGGCTATCTCGCCAAGTACGCCAGCAAGGGCGATGACTACGACTTGCGCACGCTGCCCGGTGGCGCGCGCCTGTCAGGCAATGGCGGATTGTCCGCGAAATCCCGCGTTGAACTGCGTTGGTGGAAGTTGCCCACGTGGGTCCGCGAGGTCTGGAACGAAATCACAAACGTGGGCCGCACCAAAGGCGGCTACGTCAATCGCGACACCGGCGAATTCCTCGCCAGCCGGTATGCAGTCGCATTCGTTGGCGGGGCACTGTGTCTATACGAGGTCACACCATGAGCAATGAAATCATCATCGAAGTGCGTTCCACCGAACTGACCCGCGTCAAGCCATACAACAACAAAATGTACGGGACGCAGGTCGCCGCCATCTACAACGGCTCCGACTTCCCGCTGCCCATCAATGTCAACGTGGAGCAGGGGCACGAGTACCCGAAGGGCCGTTACACCATCGACCCGCGCAGCTTCACCCGCGATGACATGGGCAACCTGAAAATCAAGGGCCTCAAGCTGTTGCCGCTGGGCGGCACGTCGGCCAAGAGCTAAGCGGTGGCCATTCCGCAGGCAGCCCACGTCCTTTACTGCGTCGAGGTCGATGCAGCCACGCAGACATGTCTGCAACAGGCGTGGCTGCCTGCGCCATCTCTGCTGCCACCTCTTTCCGCGTCGGAGGTGGCGGCGCTTCTCGGTGTTACGGCTTATGCGTTTGCCATGGCATGGGGAGGCAAATTTCTCGGACGCGTTATCAGAGACTAAGGAGTCGTGTAATGGATGTTGCAGAAGTCGTCACGCTGATTGCGGGCATCGGTACCGCCGTCGGCCTCATCGGTGCCGCCAAGCTCACCCCCGCTGCCATTTCGGTGGGCTGGAAGTGGGCCAAGGGTGCCATCTTCGGCTAAGCCGGGGCGGGTGAGGGGGCCTTCGGGCCCCCTTTTTCTTCGGGAGAAATGAAATGTTGGGATGGTACGCGTTATGTGTTGGATTAATGGCGCTCTACATTGTGTTCGGCGACTGAGGTCTGCACTTCTCGGGTTGTTGGTGGTGTTAGTGGTGGCATCTGCACACGGTCAGTCTCCGGGAAGCGGAAAAATTGATGTTACGCCGCAAACCAATCGATGGGTTAGAGCATCTGGCGGCGGTTTCGAGTCGCATGCATCCGTCATGGCGCGCTATCAGCGTGCGGCCGATGCAGCTGCACAGACAACCTATCACCGCGTTCCGGTACAAACATCGGCCGCAACGCTCGGCAGGCTTGCGAAAGGCGGATTGCGTCGCGTAGCGGGGCCGGTGGGCTGGTATTTCGTGCTGAAGGATTTGGTAGATGGCGCTGGCTGGGTGATTGACGAATTAGGTCAGCAAGTGATGGATGGTCCGGCGCGAGACCAAGACACCGCGCCTGCGGGTACACGCATGTGGTGTTCGACCGGTGGGCATGGCTGCGCGCTTACACCGCAAAGCTATTTGAGTTCAGGTCTGTGCACGGCACAGGTTCGCTATACCTATCCGAATAACGCGGGCTTGTCCTGCACTTCTATTCTGTCGTGTTCCGGTGACCCGTTGCGTTGTAACTTCCAGCTTTCCGACGGCGGTTCTCACGCCAAATCTACAACGTTAGTGTCCACGCAGACGCCGGTTTATGGAACAGGGCATGTCCCTCAACCCGTGACAGACCAGCAGCTAGGGGACTTGGTGAAGGGGAGCCCCGAGGTTGTAAATGCGGTTCTGACGGATCCTCAGACGGGCGCGCCGATTCAGTATCCGGAATTGGTTGATGCCATGAACAACTTGCGTAAGGAATTGGAGCAGCAGCGCGGCGCGGAGCCGGGCCCCGACATTGTTCCGAACCCGGATTATGAGAATCAGCCGCAGCCGAGTGAAACGGATTGGCCGGGGTTCTGTGATTGGGCAACGAAGGTGTGCGAACTGGTGGATTGGGTGATGGAGCCGGAAGAGCCCGAGACGGAAAAGCCTGAGGTTCCGTGGGAAGAGTCAGAGGTTCAGCCATCAACGTGGACTAGTGGATTGGGCGGCGGTGCATGTCCTGCGCCAATTGGTTTCTCGATTGCTATTGGCGGGCAGACTGCAAATCCTGAGTTCGATATGGAGGGAATTTGCTCGTTCGGCTCGATGATTCGGCCACTAGTAATTGCGATTGCGACGGTGGTTGCGGCGTACATTCTTGGCGGCATAAGGAGCAGCAAAGATGCGTAGTTGGCTGGCTAATCTTTTGCGCAACCTCTTCGGTGATGCGGTCGCCCGAATTTTCGGCGGTGCGGGTCTGGCGCTGGTGACTTCGGCGGTCATGATTCCCGTGGTGACAACCGCACTCAATCAAGCAGCGGCAGCCTTCGGCGGAATCCCGGCAGATATTCTCAATGTCGTGCTTCTCTTCGGGTTCGGTGAAGCCATGTCCATCATTGGCGCGGCCATGCTTACGCGCTTGGCGGTCCAGTCGGCCAATGTCGGCGTTCGGAGGGCCACGCGTCCATGATGTTCTTGATTACCGGGCAACCGGGTAACGGCAAAACTCTGCGCGCCATGTGGGTGATGCAGCAGGAATACGAGCGCAATGCGGCGGCAGTGAAGGCGGGCAAGGAGCAGTCCCGTCGTTTCTTCTCTAACATTGCTGGTTCAACGGTAGATGAAAATCCGGACGCGTTCCCATGGGTGGAACGGATGCCGGAAGATAATGACTGGACGAAACTGCCGGACGGTAGTTTTGTCGTCTACGACGAATGCCACGCTGATGGACAGACGCCGGAGCTTGCGCGCTATGGTGTCTTGTTTCCTTCCACAGGCAAGCCGGGCGAATCCAGTGACCCGCGAATCCGCGCTATGTCAACGCATCGGCATCGCGGGTTCGACATGGTTTTCATGACGCAATACCCGAACAAGGTTCATCACAATGTGCGTTCACTGCTGGGTTCGCACACACACATGAATCGTTCGATGGGGCTGGCGGCGGCTGGCGTGCTGACGTGGAGCCGCGTCCAGATTGACCCGTATGACGAAAGGCAGCGCGAGAAAGCGGAAGAGGAAATCTGGAAGTATCCCAAGGAGCTATACAAACGCTTTCTGTCATCCAGCCTGCACACGTCGGCACACAAGTTTAAGGTGCCAAAAAAGGTGTGGGGCGCGCTGTCTACGCTGGTTGCAATCGTGTTTGTCTGCTGGGGTGTGTGGTCGTGGGCGCAGAGCCGAATTAAGACGGGCGAACGTGCGCCAGAGCAGGCGCGAGGGGAGGCCAGCTTGCTGGCCCCCGCGCCTGCTGCTTCTGTTGAGGAAATTCCTATGGCTGTAGGGGTAGGGCACGCTACTCAAATCAATACGGTTGCAGTGCCAACACTGGCGGGTGTGGTGGCATCGGAGCGCGGGTGTCGCGCGTTCAACACGGAGGGATTTCAAATCGACATGAGCGAGCGCGATTGTCGCCGACTGCTGGAGGCGCCGCTACCGTTCAATGTGTTTCATGAGTTCAAGGCGGCTACGGGTAGTGCCAGACCGGAGGATTCCAAGTCTGCAAGCGCACCGGTAACCATGTCGTTACCGGGAAACATCACCCATGTCGGCGAAACGGCGAACGTTGTAGAGGCTCCGGAACCCCACTTTTAAATCGCGCAGGTTCGTGGTATCAGAGCGTCCAGTAACCAAGGGCTAAGCATGGACGTTTCTTTCGTGGTGCGTGGTTTTATCGGGTTGGCGGTGGCTGTCGTGGTGGTTGGCGCGATTGCCGTCATTGTTGCCAAGATGTTCGGCGGTGTGAACAAGCGGCGGCAGAAGGCGGTGGCGCAATTGGTGTTTGCCGTGGGCATAGTTGCATTCCTGTTCTTCGTGTTCCCGAAGCTACTAGGGGTGTAGGGGCATAGCCCCTACGGTGACGCTTTACCCGGCACGTCTCCTGGGCATGGGCATGTCGGGCCGGATATGGTCCCGGAGTCGGGTGACGTTGCTGCCACCTTGGATAACCTGCGCCTCACCGCGCTGGACCTGCTCCATCAACAGACGCCATTCCCGAGCGATGTTGCAGGTCAGTGACCACCACCGCATGTCCTCGGGATACAGCGTGTAGTTCTCCGGCGTCCACATGTGTCCAGCCTGAAAACCGAAACCGGCCCAAGGGCCGGTTAGTTCGGTACGGTCGTGAGGGTCAATCAGCTTCTTCATAGCGGTGCCTCCGTGGCGGCATGGGAAAGCCGCCTGGGAGGCAAGAGCCGGTCCAACAGCAGTCGCAGCAGGGACCAGTAGTACTGCCAGACCCGCCGAACCGCCCCCATAGCCAATTTCGCATAATGCATAGAACGCGCCTGCTCAAAGTCGCCTGTGGCCGCATCAGCGTGTAAGGGCAGGGCAACCAGCACCCCCAGCAATAGGGAGGCAGCGGTTGCGGCCAGCTTGCGCCATAAGGCCTTCTCTCGCGGGCTGTGCGCGGTTTCCTGTAAGTGGCTGGCAACCGTTGCCCGAATGTCCCAGCCAAGGGCCTGCGCGCAGCCAATTACCGCGTCCACGTCCATTGACCGAATCCCGGTGACGTAGTTGTTAAACCGGGGTGGCTGTAACCCTGCGAGCCGCGCAAGTCCTGCCTGTGATTCGTTCGGGTACTTCTCTTGGAGGGCCTGAATTAGCCGTTCCTGCGTGCTCATCATTCACACCTGTTGACATTGCATTCACGGGTGTTTATACAGTGCCCAGCATTCACGCGTGTGAATGCGCCCCTCCCCGGTCGCCCTTGGCCGGGGCAGGGGACTTCAAGGGCACAAGGGCAGGGAACTACCCATGACGCTGGACCAGTGGAATGCGCTTCAACCGCGCATTGTCGATGTGCAACGCCTCGCCCTGCTGTTCGCCGAACTCGGCGAAAGCAAGGTCAGCTACCTGCTAATGCAGGCCGCCACGCGCGCCGCCCGCATCAAGCCGGTGAAGGAAGCAGGGGAGGGCGCATGAGCGCCCTCTCTTCCATCGCACTGGGAATCGCGCTGCTGCTGGTCTGCGCCACCCTCATTGCCGC